GTATTTACAGAAACTAACATATCTGGTGAGATAGAGTCTGGACAATATAGAAAAGGTAGATTTGCAGTTAATTATCTAGCACCAGGTACACAAGTTTCTAAACCAGCATCTAATGTTCCTTATCAAATATTTCAACAAATAGACAGAATAGAAAGACAACTTCGTGTTGGTGGTTCTTATCCTGTATCTGATGATTCACAATCTCCACTTAGTTTTGCTACTGGTAGAGGTTTAGAAGAACTAGGTGCAAGTATGTCACTTATGATTAGAGAGTATCACACAGTTATGGCTGATGCTATAGAAATGATTGATGCTAAAAGATTAGAGTGGGACCAAAAAATGTATGGTGGTAGTTCTAAAGAGTTATCAGGTTATTATAACAATCAATTCTTTAGTGAAAAGTATGACCCAGAAAAAGATATTCAGGGTGCATATAAAACTAGAAGAGTATATGGAGCTATGGCTGGATATGATGAGCCACAGAAAATTGTAACAGGGCTGCAATTACTTCAAGCAGGTATTATAGATACACAAACACTACAGGAAAATTTAGATGGGTTAGATAACCTAACAACTGTAAACAATAGAATTACTAAAGAAAAAGCAGACAATATACTTTTTGATACATTATTGGCTCAAGCACAACAAGGAGACCCTAAAGCAACAATGGCTGTAGTGCAAATAAGAAAAAATCCTAATGATATGCAAAATATCTTAGATAAGTTCTTTACAGCAGAAGAACCAGAAATACCAACAGCAGAACAAGAATTGCTTGGAGGAGGAGCCTTACCACCACAAGGACCTCCACCAGGCATAGCACAATTATTACAAGGATTGGGTGGATAATGAAATTTAATAAAGAATTTGCAGATATAGTACATAATTCACTTGGAGAAGTAGATGAACTTGGAGATGATATATTGCTAGAAGAAGAAGTATTACAACCAAGAATGTTTAGAGACCAAATGCCTCCACTTGCTTTTCCTTTTGGTTATATGATTATTAGTTCTACATTTATGTTTTACGAAGATGATGAGGATGAAAATGGCAACGAGGAGTTCTAGTAACAAAAACATAACCAAAGGTATGACTTATGGTAAAGGTAAAGTACTTGGTGAGCAAATAGATAAATTTGGCTTACCCACAGTAGATGCTAGAAATAGTGCTATACCTCCTGCAACAACAAATACTACAGACCAAACAAGAAATGTAGAACCTATGGCTGAAGAAGTATCAGTTGCTATGAATGAAAGTGGACAACCAGTAGTACCAGCTATGCCAATGAATAATGTATTAGATATATTAAAAGAATCAGATAGACCCAATGAAGAATTAACGGCAGGTGCTTTTTTACCTAGTTTAAATTCACAAGAAATAGGAGATTTAGATTTTGCTGTATTAGCAGATTTAGCAGACAATAGTGATGTTGCAGCGTTACGCCAGACATTTAGTTTTTAATTATGGTAAATCAACCTATTGGACCATACACATTTGGTGAAGAGTACAACCAAATAACAGAAAAAAGTAGAGCATTAGAATTATCTTATAACAAAAAGAAAAACCAATTTACACAAGACCAAGTAGAAAGAACTAAAGAGTTAGCTAAACTATATCCTACAGCTCAATCTGGTTTAGTTTCATCTGCTGTTTTAAAAGGACTTGATAATAAACAATTTGAAGAACTTTTAAAACTGCAGTACAAAGCTGTACCTAAATCACAACCATCATTTCCAAATACTATGGGTAATGATGTAGTAAATTCAGCTATGTTTAATTCTACTTTTGGAAAAGTATCTAATGCAATAGGCGAACAATTTAAATTACCTGAAGGTATGAAATTTTGGAATAAATCAACATATCAAAGTGAACCTGTATATGGAACACTTAAAGGATTATTTAGAGCATTAGCATTAATTGGTGGTGCAGGAGCAAATGCAACTGTGGGTAAACCTGTAAGAGCGTTTGTAAAAACAGCAGAAGAAACCATAGAAGAACCTTTTTTAGAATTAGGTCAAATAAAAAGACAAAAAGCAGAAGATTTATCTGCTAGAGGATTAGCAGGTGACCCAGATGTGACTATGTATGATGTTGCTGTTGCTAGAGATGAAGCAAACAAAGCAGAACGAATAGGTCAAATTGCTGGCTTTGGTTTAACATTATCTGCTTTAACAGGTAAAGGTCCTACAGGTTTAAAAAAAATTATTGGTAAAACATTTGCAGACAACTACAAAAATGCAGGAGCATCTACTGCAGGTATAGCAGCACAAAAAATAAGAGAGGGTCAAGACCCTGGTGCAGTTTGGAAAAGTTTTGGTGAAGGATATTTTCCACAAGGAAGAATAGTTGCTGAAGCATTAGAAGAACAAGAAGCCTATAAATATAGAGGTCAAAACATAACTGCTGGTAGGTATGTTGCAGAACTTGCAGGAATAGAACAAAACACTTTGTTATTTAATGGAGTTTCAGGAACTTTAGATTTTTATAAAGTTTTGGTAACTGACCCATTTTTAGTTGGTTCTAAAATATCAAAAGGTATAAAGTTTGCTAACAGTACACAAGGTAAAATACAAAAAGCATACAGAGCAGGAGAGTTTGAAAAGATACCTAGTATTGTTGATAACTTTTTAAATAGTCCTAAATCAGAAGGATTTCTAACAGCGTTTGCAGAATCAAATGATTTTAAAAAAATATTTGATGCAGTTAAAGACCCAGAGTTAGCACTTAACTTAGTTAAAACTAAAAATATAGATGAAGTAAAAAATCTTATGCAAGGTTTTGTAATACAAAATCAAGGACTTGGAATACCTGCACTTATAAGGTCAAAAAATAGTTTAGGTTACAACAAAAATTTAGTAGATGCTTTAATGACAGCAAGAAAAGGAGATAAAGCTCCCTACTCTAAGTTTGGTGAATGGACACCTGACTCAGGTGCTGCTTATGATAATGCAACAGATTCTGTAAAAGTATTTAACCAATGGTTAGTAGAATTTAAAATACCAAAAAATATTGCTAATCAATTATCTATAGAGTTTGCAGAAAAATCTGTAATAGGTAATAGACCAGAAATGTCAAGAATATTATTTGAAAAATTACCAGAACAAGTAAAAATATTAATGAAGTCAGAAGGTTTTTCTAGTAAAACAATATCTAAAATAGATGACTATTTTGATGAGTTACAAGGGAAAATAAAAATATCAGGAACTAATAAGTATGATGTTCGTTCTTATTGGGCAAGTTTAGGAAAAACAGAAGGTGGTGGTTTACAACCAATAGAAAAAGTTTTTAAAGGTATGAGAAGTATTCCTGGACCAGATGGCAAGCCAATAGATATGCCTACTCCATTTGATATTGGACAACACTTTGATGAATTATGGTCATTAGGAAAACCATTAGATATAAGAAGAGCACTATCAACAGTTGAAAAATACACAAACATTGATGTTGGTAAAACTAAATTAGTAACTTTGTCAAAACAATTTGTAGATGATTTGCCTGAAACATCAAGAATAAAATTACCTGTAGAAAAATTATTAGAAAATGTAGTACCAAAAGCAGATATGTTAGTAAGTTTTATACCTGAGACAGCAAGAAATTTTATTGATGAAGCATTGTGGCCAGCTCAAAAAATTTGGACAGGAGCTCAATTAATTACAAGAATTGCATGGCCACTTAGATTATTTGGTGAAGGTCAATTTAGAATGGGATTAGATGGATTAGATAACTGGATAGAAAATCCTATTTCTACTTGGGCTTTTTCTAATTATTACAATGATATATTAGGTCAAGATTTTAGAAAAGGTATTATGCCTAGTAAAAGAGCTTATGATGAAATAGTAAGAGGTATAGTTGCTGATAGACCTACAAATGTATTTGGTAAACAAGCACAAAAAGAATTTGCACAAAACAATTGGAAAAGAGTTATTAAGGGTGGAACTAAAAAAGAAAATTATGTTTCATCATGGCAACTTAATTTAAGATGGCCAATGGAAAGCGATTTAGCTCAATCAATAGCTAAAGAGTTATTAGATGGTTCTGATTTAGTAAAAACAAAACAAAGTTTTTGGAATGGTTCACTTGCAAAAATTAGAAATCAATTAAATGATACAAGATATGATTTTGATGGCAACCCAATGAATCCTTATGTAAAACTTGATGATGCAGAAAAATATGTAGATGATTATGTTCAATGGGTTATGGATTTAACAAAAGGTGATGAAGAGTTACTTAGTTTAATAGCAAATAGACAATTAAATTATCAAGGTAAAGTTATAACATTTAATGATTTTGCTAGATGGACACCAGCAAATCAAAATTTAATAAAGAAATTTTTATCTGACAAGTACGATATAGCACCAGATGTTTTATCAGCACCTGATTGGATAACTAATCCACAAACAAAAAGTAAATTAAAACAACAATCTAATAAAGTTTCTCAGTATTTATGGTACACCCTTGGAGAGTTGCCTGATGCAGAACTACAAAGAATACCAACATTCACTCAATACTATTGGCAAAATGTTGCATCACAATTACCATTTGGAGATTTAAAATCTGTAAAACATTTTGATGATTTGATAAAACAATCAAAAGTTCCTGAAGAAGTTGCTCAACTGTATATTGCTGGTAAAAATGCAGCTATAAAAAAACATGGTTCTATAGAAAAAGCAATTAAAAAAATACCAGAAAATATGAGATTATCTATAGATGAAATTAATGATTCTGCAAAAATGTATTCATTAGAAATGCACAATAGATTGTTATATAACTTAAACCAAAAAGGATATGTTGCTGAAGCATTACGATTAGTATTTCCTTTTTTAGAACCTTGGAAAGAAATTATATTAAATTATCCAAGATTGTTAACCAAAAATCCAACAGGACTTAGAAAAATACAATTAGCAACAGACAGAGGAACTAACAATGGTTTCTTTTACACAGACCCTGTATCAGGAGAAAAGTTTTATGTTACTGCTCCTACTGACTTAACAGAGTATGTATATGGAATAGAAGATAGAGATTTGACAGGTTTTGAAGAAGATGTTCAATTAAGACTGTCATCACCTGTACAAGGTGCTAACTTGTTTACTCAATCACCAATACCAGGTTTAGGTCCAATTGCAAAATATTCTTACAAATTTATGAAACGATTTATGCCAGACTCACAATGGACACAAAAAATTGAAGATACAATATTTCCTTATGGATTAGGTGACCCTGGATTAGAAGGTGCAACTATTGGACAGTTTCCTGTGTATATGCAACAAGCATACAATACACATACAAAAGGTGGATTAAATGATATGGCTTGGGCTAATGATGTTGCTAACTCTTCTAAAATTATGACTAAAGCATGGTTTGAAGGATATTTGCCTTATGACCCTAGAACAGATGAAGGTAGGGTTTTATTTGAAAAAGATGTTATAGATTTAGCTTCAAGAATAAATGTATTTGAAAGTATGGCCAAGGGTATAGCTCCATCATCTCCTAGAGCAGAAGCTGCATATAAATTACAACTTAGTGATAGACTTGAAAAACAAGCAGATTTTTTAGATAAAGAAAACCTAATAGAAGTATTAGAAGCCTTAATGCCTGCTGATTACGAGTTTGGTAAATATGATGATGATTACTTTACCAACACAGTTATAACTGCATTGTTTAGACAAGTTATTAATCAAGTAGAACCAGGAGAAGAGTATTTAGCGTATCAAACAATTGCATCATTAATTGGTGGCACACCAGAAGATATGGATGCTGTATATACTGCTGTATATTTAGTGCAAGGAAACACAACAACATTAGGAGTATCTTTGCCATCAACAGAAGAAGAAGTTGAATGGTTTAATGCACATCCTGAAAAAGCAAAAGAGTATGAATATACATTTCCATTATTTGCACCAAATGTTTATGAGTATGATTTATTAGATGTTAACTCTTTTTATAATCAAGTAGATGAAGGACAAAGAATAACATTATCATTAGATGAAAAAATAGAAAGAGCACAAGAAACATTTTTTAGAATAATGTTTAACTATCAATCTAAACCTATTAGAGAAGCTAGAGCAGAAAACAGAATATCAGAAAAAGATGCACAAGCTGAACTATCATTAATAAAAGCAAATCTATTAGAAGTAGTACCACTTGGTACAGATGCAAGAGATTTACCTAAAACAGAACCAGTAAGTAGATATGTTGTATTTGAAGAATTAAAGAAAGCAGCTAATGATGAGCTTATACTTACTACTGAATCAGGAAAAGGATTGCAAAAGTTTTTATATGGTGATGATAAAAATGTTGGTTTTATGTATATGATAGAAAAAATACAAAATGAAAAGAAAAAAGTTACACCAAGAGGTGTAGAAGTATTAAAACCAGAAAATGAAGCTATAGAATATTTAGGAAGAGAACAAGCAACACAAGCTATGCGTGATTACTTATTTAACTGGGGAGCAAAAGTTGTGGAAGAATACCCAGACTTTGCAGGAATATATAGAACAAAGTTCTTATCCACAGTAGAATATCAATATACGCCATAATGAGGAAAGTATGATAACAATTTATAAAATAAAAGAAGATGGAAGTGTAGTTAATATACAAATTGAAAAATCAAAATTACAAACATATCTAAATGATGGTTGGCAAGAAGAAGAGCCAGTAAACCTAACAGGTGCAATTAAAGAGGAAGGCAAAGCAGGTCAAGATATTGTATTAGGTGGTGGAGTAAATTACACATCTACTTCTCCTTTTGGTTATCCTTCATTAATAAATACAGGACAAAAAAACGAAGATGGTACACCAAAATTTCAAGATGTTAATGTTTATCTACAAGGTTTAAATCCACAAGGTAATTGGTACTACCCAGGAGATGAGGACATAGTATTAGATAAATTAATTGAAACTCCTAAATTGTTAAGAACATTACAAGATAGATTAGTTAGAACACAATGGTTGTCTATGGAAAATTATACTCAGGAATATGGAAGAGCAGGTAGGGAAACAAGAAATGCTTTAATAAAAGCTATGACAGCATCTAATTTTTCTACAGGTGTTGGTTATGACACAGCAATAGATTTAGAATTATTAAATCCTGGTGAAGAGATTTATATACCAAAACAATATAGAGAAAGTGATAAGGCTACAAGACTACAAACAGTAGATGCAATATTTAATTCTATAGGAAAAAAAGCTACAAAAAAAGAAAGAAACTATTACGAATTAGTATTAAAAGAATTAGAACAAAAAGAATTTTATAGTGATGAAGCTGTTGCAAGAATGTCTGTTGAAGGACCTGAAGTTACAACAATAGAAACTAGAAAAAAAACTGTTGAACCTTTGTCTGAAAGACCAATAGAAACAGTAGAAACAGAACAAATTATAGAGCCTATACCAGAAGAAGTAGATGCAGTATCAAGACTACAAGAAAGAATAGCAGGAGATTTTGAAGGTGTGCTTGCTAGACAACAAGATGTTGGTAGAGCAAGAAACAATGTAGGAAATATTAGTCAGTCCATAATGAGACTTAAATCATTAGGTGGGTAATGGCTGTCTCTGTACGAATAAGTGATTTAGTAGAATATCTACAAAATTTTGGTGTTAGTGATGCTTTAATACCATTATTAATTATGACTGCTTCTTTTGAATCTGGATTAAATAATGATGTTATTGGAACAAATACTAATGGCACTAAAGATTATGGTGTGTATCAAGTCAATGTAGAAGGTTTTTATAAAAACAGAGATGAAAATAAACCTGATGAAACATTGACAACTTTTTTTAAAGAGTCAGGGAAAGAATATACACAAAAAGAATTTGTTAACAAAATAAACAATAACGAAAAATTTGCTTCACAATTTGTTGCACATTACATAAAAAGATTATCTGATAATCCTAAATCTTTTGGAACTGATGGAGACCCATTAAACAAATGGAACGCATATAAAGACTATGTAGTACCTTTTACAAAAGGTAAAAAAATAGATAGAGACTTAGAAAGCGTTACTGATGCAATAGGTGCTTATGTTAATTCTTATATGCAAGTTAAATCTAAAGAATTTGGAAACTTGTTTGATTATGACTCATCTAGTATAGCTAACATACCATCACCTAATGAAGGTAACAATGGCTGAAAAAGATTGGATAGCATTAGTTAAAGAGTTTTTAATAAAACAATCATCTGGCATTCAAAATAGTATATTTTATGCAGAAGATGTTGGTGGAGTGAAGTATGAATTTGTTTTAGAATTACCAGATGACATACCAATAAAAACAGGTATATCTGGTTCAGAAATAGTTGATGTAAATAAAACTTTAGATGACACAATAGTTAATGTACAAAGGGTTTTTCCAGATGGTGAAGTTATTGTAGATTATTCTTTTAATGCTAAAGGTAAAGGTGGAGATGTACAAGCATTAGATAAATTCAATAAAATATTAAAAGAAGGCAAAGGTATGAAAGGTGTTTTATTAGAGTATTATGATACCTTTCCAGTTGAAACAACATTACCAACTACATTAGAAAATGATATTACAATACCAAATACTTTAGAAAATACAGACACACCTACAAATGTAGTAGATGATATTAAAGCAACTATGATTGGCTACGAAAATCAAGTAGAAGCTTTTAAAAATTTAGATAAAAATGTAATTGGTGAATTACCAGTAGAAAAAAATTCTGAATTGTTCAGCCAAAATATTCTAGAAAGACCTGATAATATTTCTTATGATGAATTTATAAAAAACTATCCTGTTGAAGAACTTGGTCCAATACCTTTTTATGAAGGAAAAGGAGATACATTAACTCCTGATGATTTGCTAAGAGAACAAAGTGGCACAGGTTATCAGTTAAAAGAAGGAGTAACGCCTGAAGAATTTAGAAAAAGTTTAGATAATTTTATAGAACAAATAGATAATCCACACATAAAAGAAGGTTTGTTATCAAGATACAGAAAGTACGATAAATTATCTGAAGGCATAGTAGACCAAACAGTTAAGTCAAGAATATTAGGTGCTGTTAATCAAGATGTTTTTTATGATGTAATAGCATTTAATGATGATTTATACACTACAAAAAAAACAGAGGACATGGCTATTGTTTTTGATGGTTGGACAGAACCTACTCCTTTTGAAGATATGGCTTTAGCAGAAATGGAAGATTGGGATTGGGTATTAGATGAACAAGGAAATAAAGTTGAACCTATTGACCCAAGAAAAAACATACAAGGCATGGACAAATATGACAGAACATTAAATGGTTACTATAAATACTATACAGATATACCAGACACACCTACAAATGTAGTAGATGATGCACCATTACTAGAAACAAGATTTAATTACACTTCAGATGTACTAGATGTACCAGTAGGTGAAATAGATGAATGGGCAGATGATGTAATCAAACCTAATAAAGTATTTAATCCAGACTCTTTTACTAGATACACTAGAGAAGGTAAAGAATATATCTGGAATAGAACTACAAGTTTTGATGCTAAAGAATTATATGAAAGAATATTAAAAAACAGAGCATCTGATGAAGATATAACTAAGTTTTTTATATATTTAGCTAGTCACAGTCCATCAACTGCATACGCACATAAACCATATTTCCAAGCAGATGCACTATCAGATATTGTCAAAATTGGTATTTTTAGTGATAAGCCAATTACAGAAGTTATACCTATGGGTGTATTTAATGATGAAGCATTTTTTTTAGACAGACTACAATCTCGTAACTCTGAACTTGGACCAGAAATAAATAAAGTATTAGTTGAGTTAGTAACTGAACAAGGTCAATTTACTAACTTAAAAGAACGCATGAGAAATGTAATAATAGATGCACATAATAAAATATATAAAAATAATCCTAATGACTATTTTGTGTTATGGCGTGGTGGTAAATTAAATAGATTTTACCCATGGCAATCAATGTCTAAAAGTCCATCATCAGCACAAGCTGTATCTTATCAAATGAATCAATTATATGGTGCAGGTGATACTGTAGAAACTTATTTAATACACAAAAACAACATGATAGATTTAGATGCTTTAGGATTGTCATTTAGTAATGAGCAAGAAATAATTGTTCTTGCAGAAGCAGCAAACAAACCTAGTGCAAAGCTAGAGCAGGTATTAATACAAGATGATGTTAACAGAATAAATGTATCTGATTTACCAAAAAATGGATTTGAAATAGAAAATATTAGTAAACCTTTAGCTGATGCAGGTCAAGCATCACAAGACTTTTTTGATGATGTTGTAAAAGGTATTAATGAAAAATATAGACCAAAATCAGCGTATGAACAGATTATAGATTTGAACAATCCAGATATTTATAAGTGGCAAGATGACTATAACAAATTAGTTAAAGAAGGTGGCAACTTTAATCAACACATTTTTACATCAATACCTACATTTTATGAAACACAAATAATAAAAGGTTTAGCATTATCTAATTTACTTAACAAACAACCTATGCCTGACAACTTATTAAAAGGAAGATATCAAGTATTAGATATAGGAGGAACAGAAGGAACATGGGCAAAAGCATTAGCTAAAAATAATCCAAACTTTTATGTAGAAGTGTTAGACCCATTAAAAAAAGCACAAGATGTATTTGAAGAAGGTGAATTAGTTACTAATGCAATATTTAGAAGAGAAGCATTTAGTTATGTATTAGATGACCAAGATAAAATATTTGATGCTAAAGCATTTCAACCTGTAAGATTTGCTGTATTTAATGAAGTAGATAAATATGATGTAGTACATGAGTCTATGGCATTTCAATTTATGGATAAAAATAGAGCAGAACAAATTAAATTTATAAAAGAAAACTTGTTAAATGAAAATGGAATAATAATAATAGAAGAAAAATTTGCTAACAATGATGCAATATACAAAGCTAATGAAGAATTAAAAAATACTTTTAAATCTAAATACTATACACCAGAACAGTTACAAGATAAAAAATTTAATGTATTGCTAGATATGGAAGCTAATCAAATATCTGTACAAGAGATAGAAAAAATACTAGGTGAAAATTTTGCTAATGTAGAACAATACTGGGATGCAGGTAACTTTAAAGGATATATAGCATCTGACAGTGATGTGGTAAATCAATTTGTACCAGAGATAAACAATTTAGAAGTATCATTAACTAATCACAGATTCTCTACAGCACCAACAGAAAAAGAAATAAAAGTTGCTGTGCAAAATAAAATGCAACAAGGTGGTACTGATAGCAAACTAGCTGCACAACTAGCACAAGAAACAGTTGCTAAAAATCCAAAGTTATACAATACATTAGCTAAAACTCTTACACGATTTGGTGTACTAGGTGGAACTGCATTAGCAGGATTAGGTAAAATAGCACCTGCATTAGCACCAGGAGATGTTGCTATAGAAAAAGCTATAGAAAAAGCAGTTCCATATTTAGATGATGCAGCATCTAAATTAGGTTTTGGTAGATTAAAATTTGGTAACATATTGCCAACATACATAGCTTACGAAATAGGAGTAGCATTAGCTGATGTTGCACAAGCAGCGTTATATGCAGATTCATCTGCTTACAAATACAGAGAAGGTGGTGCTGTGTATAACGAATTACGACAACCAGAGTTAGATGCTACAGGAAAACCAGTTAAAGTATTAGGTATGTCTGCATATGATTATTTTCAAACACCGCCAGGTAAAAAACAACTAGAAGAGTTTGATTTTGGTAGTCAGTTTATGAATGAATTAGACCAAGAAAAAATATCTAAATATTCACCAGGATGGGGTTTAACAAAAGGTTTAATGTTTTTAATAGGTGAAGCGTACAAATCTGGTACAGACCAAACCACTAGCGATTATACTACAAAACTTAAGGAAAATCCTGCTAGTATATATAATGCAGGATTTACAGGAAGCAATAAATAATGAGTAATTTTAATCCAGAGTATATAGAATCAGATGAGGTCATACAAGTAGATGGCGAATACTATGGAATATTTAATGTTGCAGGACCAGAATACAGTTTACCGCTTGTTGTTTTTATAGACTCTAATAATTACTTTACTAATGGTCAACCTCCTACAGGAATACAATCATTTACAAAAGAAGAATGGGAAAATGCAAACGAAAGATTGTTTGTACCAGTATTAAATTATTCACAGCTACAAGACCCAGATGACAGAAATTGGTCAGATATAGAAACTATATTAGAAAAGAATATAGATAGAAGTGCTGCTATATCAGGTAACTGGGTGTATGAAGAGGATATTGTAAAACTATATGCTTCTTCTGCACTTACAGGTATTCCAGTAACACCAGAGGAAATAGAAAATACACCTTATTATTTAAACACAACAACACAAGAAAGAAATTTTATACAACTTAAATTACTTGCACCAGACAGAGCAGATGCACAGTTAGCACAGAACAAAGAAAACTTTAATGTTGATTTAAATGGTTTGGGTATAACTGGTTCTGGTTTTAATGCTTTGTCATCACAACTAGCATTAGATATTACATCAGGCAAAATGATAGAAGGTCAAGCTATGAGTAGTGCTAAAGGGTTTGAAATTATGAGATTGTTATCTGATTCTTATTATAGAAAAATGGTAGGTGGTGAAGATGCTTTACCTGAGTCATATCGTAAATATATAGGTATGATTGATGAAACAAAGACAGGAGAACTAGCAGCTAAAAATATTATTATTGACATAATGGGTGAAAGTGCATTAAATGGTTACATAGAATCAGGACAATTAGAAAAGTATGCAGGTATGTTAAGACTAGATGCACTTAGTGAAAGTAATGTACAAGAAGAAAAAATAAGAACAGAGTTACAAGCTGCACATGATAAAGTATATCCACATTTCTCTGGTTCTAAACACAGCACTTGGTCTGCACCATTGTATAACTATGGATTTAACATAACTAAACAAGCACCAAACAAAGAGTTTAAATCATATATGGATAACTTAGCTAAAGATTTTAAAGGTGATTACACAATTATAGGTAAGCAAGTAAGAAACGATTACCAGAATACACCAGGTGTACAACAAGATATACTTAGTGGTATGGCAGGTAATTTTAAACAAGATTTATCGGCAGCATTTAGTTAGGAGTAATTATGGAGTGGTGGCAAAGATTAGGATATGGTAGCGAAGATGAAGCTATTGCTAGAGGTGAGTCAGAAGAAATATTTTTAAAGACTAGACAACCTGAACCATTAGATACAAGAAGTCAATTAGAAATAGAAACAGATTTAATTACAGAAAAAGTTGAAGGTTATACACCACCAGGTGAAATACAAAACATTGTTACAGGTGGTGGTCAGGTTACTAAATATATCATTGTACAAGGACCTGGTGGAAGATATGTAAAACAAGAGGATGCTGCAGGTACATACACAGATGCAACAGTACAAGCAGAAATAGATAGACTTAATAAACAAAGAGATGGAAGATTATTAGAAGAAAGACTTAACGCTGCACAACAAAGCGTACAAGTATATACACCACAAACTGTAGAAGTACCATATGAACCAGTAGAATCACCAAGTCTTACAACTAAAGAAGAAGCTAAATTAAGATTTCCATATTTAGATGAAAGATTAATTGATGTATATGTACAAGGTTACATAGACACTGGTAGCAGTGAACTAGCACTACTACAGATGCGTTCAGACCCAATGATGGAAACTGTTTACCCTGGCATTAGAAAAGAAGATAATTCACTTCGTATGACAGAACAAGAATACATTGTTGCAAAAGAGTTTATGCAATTAGAACTAAGAAACTACAATTTAAATCCACAAGTATTTGATGCAGACATTGTAGAAGCTATATCTGGTGATGTATCACCTGCAGAGTTTGCAGAGAGATTACAAGTAGGTTATCAAAATATTGTACAAAATATACCACAAGTTAAAGAAGTGTATCTTAGAGAGTTTAATTTAGATTTAAATGAAGAATCTATATTTGGTATGTTTATATCACCTAAATTAAATACATCAGTATTAGAAAATCAAATAAGACAAAGTCAGATTATGGCAGAAGCAGAAGTAGCATTAGGTACATCTGCACTTACAACACAAGTAGCTAGAGGGTTACAACAACAAGGATTAACACAAGCACAAGCTAGAAGAGGATTTCAAGCTGCATCTACAGTATTACCTGGACTATCAGGCGGTGCAGAGAGATTTGGTAGAGGTGAAGTAACATCTACAGGATATGTACAAGCTACTGAATTAGGGCAACAATCAGAAGCACAGAGAATAGGTAGAATACAAGCACAAATTGCATCAGCATCAGCAGCACAAGCAGGTGCAGCTACATTACGAACAGGTGAAGTTGTAGGATTAGAAGAATCATAAACTTGCACTTTACAATTATCTGTTATACTAAATATTGACCCTGTAGACAGGTCTGGGGGTTAAACTAGACCTTCATTTTGTAATCGGTCTTGATGCCTACTGACAAGACCTGTCAAATAAAAACAGTAGTGTAAGACAAAAATGCAGAGGTTACTCTACACCTCTTGTAAAAAAATGTAGAAGAAATGGACAATAGAATAATGACAGAAGAACTAAACAACTCTGACACAGGCGATAAGAATTGGAAAGAGATGAGAGAAAAACTTTCACTCTACGAATCTAAAATTGCAGAATACGAAGGTAAAGAAAGACAACAAGTTTTTAACGAAGCAGGTCTTGACACTACTAAAGGTGTTGGAAAAGCAGTTGAGATGATGTACGAAGGCGATTTAACTGTAGAAGGAATCCAGGAATACGCATCACAAGAATTTCAAGTTGAGTTTGGGAATCAAGACAGATTACAAGAAAATGTAGAACAAAGTCAAGAGAAACTAAACAACATACAGAAAAATTCTGTTGTAGATTTATACAACACAGATGTAGTATCACAGGTTAAAGAAATAGAAAAATCAGGAAATGTGCGTAACTCAATAGCTGCCAAGCTCTCTGTTATAGAAGAAGCAAAAAAGAACAGCTAAGTAGTATCTTTTACTTCTTCTAAACCAATAAAACAATTTATATAGGAGAAGATTAAAATGGCAAGTATTTCGTTAACAAACGATACAATATATGCACAAAATATCAATAACTTTGCAGGTGAATTGTTTAAAGTTGGCGGTCAAAGAACACCTTTGCTTTCAGCAGTTGGTGGTTTGAATGGTGGTAAAGTACTTAATTCTACATATTGGCAAGTCCAAGTAGAAGATAGTGCAATCATTAATTCAGAACCAACTAAAGGAAAAGAAGGTAACTCACCTACAGAATATCTTGGAAGAGATAGAAGTGCATTTACATATGTAACTCAAATTTTCCATAAAGGTGTACAAATGACCTACACAGCTTTAGCTTCAACAGGCAATCAAAATCCTTTCACACTAAGTGCTAATGTTGTTAACCAATCAGATGGTGATGGAACAACAACAGCAGGTGCTGCACAAGGACTATTTGGTGGCTCACCAGTAAATGATGAATTTGCATTACAGCTTGAAAAAGCATTAGAAAAAGTAGCAAAAGAAGCAGAATGGTTCGCATTCAATGGTTCTTTCTCTGATGGTGCTAATACCACCCCAGGTGATGGAACTAGAGAAATGTGGGGAATAGACCATTGGGTTAGTCAAAGCAAGAACGCTAACAATACTGTAGCTGCATCTGCAAACCCACTAGGCGGTAATTGTTTTTACAATGATGCCGCAGGAGATGGTTCAGGTTCAGCAAGAGTGCTTTCTTTTGATGCAATAGCAGGTGCTATGAAGAGATTATATGATGCTCATGCACCACTAAAGCAACCAGTTCTATGTGTAAGTCCAAAACAACTTTTGGACCTTAACACAGAACTTATTGGTGGTAATGTCGGAATAACAGGTGCAATCATTCCTAGAGATAGAAATGTTGCAGGAATTGACATTGATACAGTAGTAACCCCATTTGGTTCTATTGGATTAATGGTCATTGACCCTGACATTATGCCTGCAGGTTCTTCATTCATCTTAGACATGGCTTACATACAACCAGTATTTACCAACATCCCAGGATTTGGTACTGTGTTCGTTCGTGACCTTGACCAAGATGCAAATGCAAGAATTGGTAAAGCAATTTATATGGAGATGGGATTTGAATTTGGTCCTCCTTCATACCACTGCAAGATTCAAGCAGTAGCTTAAAAAGTAATTACAAGATTAGGGTGGAACTCCACCTCCACCCTTTTCTTGTGGTATAGTTTTATATTATGAGTACAAATATAGGAAATTTAATAGATAGAATATATCGTGAGTACCTAGAACCAAATGATGACATTCAATCATTTTCTGTTTTAAGAGGAACATTAGCTGCAGATGCAACAGCAACAACTGTAGAATACGAATCAGATTATTTAACTTCAGAAGAAGAGGACATGCTAGAGCCAGGTGCTGTAGTAGAAGTAAACAGAGAATTAATGTTAGTTACTGCACTAAATACATCAGCAGAACAGCTAACAGTCAAAAGAGCTTTTAGAGGTACAACATTAGCTGCACACGCAGTAGATGATATTATTCGTGTAAATCCAGTCTTTCCTAGAAACACAGTATTTGATGCTGTGTCAGACCAAATACACAATTTATATCCAACATTGTTTGCAGTAGAAACTAAAACTGTAATTGCTAGTGATGGATATACATTACTTGGTACACATGATGCACCAGGCAGTAATAATTATTTAGTATCAGTGTTAAAAGCAATATCACAATATACAGATTTTTCTTCTGGTTCAGACCAAACTGGTGTTGTATTTCAACCTGTGTCTGTACAATTAATTACATTACCTAATCCTTTTACATACACAGATAGTAATGGAACTGAAAGAACAATTACATACACCGCAGGACCAAGCGTAGTTAATGCTTTACAGTTTTATTCAATATCACAAGGTCATACTGTGTATGTAACATTTAAGAAAAAATTTTTAGATGTAAAAGATTATGACACTGATGGAGATATAGAAGATACAACACTTGCAGAAGTAGGTTTAGAAACAGAGTATGAACCTATTGTTATGGCAGGTGTAGCAGCACAGTTAGTATCAGGTAGAGATATACCTGCAGTCACAGTAGAAAATATTACACAATCAATGCAACTTAATAACTTTCCAGTAGGTTCAGCATCATCTGTCAGAAATTCATTATTACAATATCAACAAGTATTAATACAACAAGCTAGAAAAAATTTAAGAGCAAGATACCCTGAAGCAGTAGAAATTAATGGTGTTAACTCAGGGGTACAATAATGCCTAGAGTTCCATTAACAAGTGAAGTTATAAATCCTAAAAGAAAAGGATATGATTTAGCATTAGATGATTTGTTGTTTAGAGCCGCAATAGGACCTAACAGACAAATGACAATATCTACTGCAGAGTTTCCTAATCAACAAGTTAATTTAAAAGCTAATCCTGAAGATATAACAACTAACATAGGTCAAATATTTTCTAGGTCAGATTTTAGCGGTGGACAAGGTTTAGACTCAGCACACAAAAGAAACAATACAGACAGAGATGTTACAAGATTTTTTGATAGTCAAGGCGTTGATGTATTTCATGGAGATGATGAAACCTCTTATCATGTCCATTTACTATATACAACACAAGATGAAAATGTTAGAGGTGCAGACACAGTATTTGCAGGTTCTAATAACTATTTAGCACAACTTACAAATGGTCACTTGTATGTTACAGACCAAAATAAAGTGTATAAATCTACAGACCATGGAGATACTTGGGCAGAAGTAACTGATTCTAGTTATACATCACTTACAATAAATTATAATTTTACTGGTATAGCTGCTGTAGGTAATCAATTATATTTAACAACAGCAGATGGAACAAGCAATTCAGAACTTATAAAGTTTAATGGAACTACATGGACAGAAGAATCAACAGCACAATCTAGTTCAGGTGGTTTAAATGGTGTATGGTTTGCTAAAGGTCAACTAATAATATCAGGTGATGATGGTTCAGTAGAAAGAGTATGGGCAGTAAGTCCATTTAATAAAACATGGTCAGGTTCTGATTTACAAGATGCACAAGCAGTAATAACTTTTGAAGATAGTCATCATGTATCACAAGTTGTAGATGCAGGTGCTGTTGTATTAGTAGCTTCTACCAATGGTGATATATATTCGTTAAAAGATGTTACAGGAACTATGACTTTGTTAGGACAAACAAACATACCATTTGAAGAAGTGCATTCTATTGCTGCTGCAGAAGGTATTGTATTTTTTGGTACTAAAGAAAAATCAAGAGATGTAGGTAGATTTTATAAAGCAGATTTAGTTGTAGCAGATAACTTGTATGTATTAGCTAACAGACAATTAATAAAAGAATGGGTTATATCAGGACAAGATACAACACCTAAACATATGTTTGTATCAAGAGATAGTGTATATTGTGGCATAAAAGAAAGCGGTAGTGAAAGTTTTTTGTGGAGATACTATTTACCAACAGCAGGATTTGCTAGAGATTTAAAAATCGGTGCATCAGGATTTGTTACAGGTATAACAAATGCAAATGGAAAATTTGTTGTAGCTGTAGCAGGTAAGGATATATACAGAGAAACATCTTTGTATGAAAGCACAGGTTATTTAATATTACCTAACGCAGATTTTTTTACATCAGAAGAAAAACAATGGGTAGGTGTAGAAGTAGAACATAGTAATTTATCTGCAGGTAAATCTGTACAGATATTTGTATCTACAAATTATGACACTATTGATGACCCTAATAGTTCTAGTTGGGAACTAATAGGTAGTTCTGTTGCAGGTACAGGTAATGTAGAATATCAGTTAAACAGAAACGCTAGATACTTAAATACAAAAATAGTATTAGAACCTAATGTAACATTTACAGAATCACCAGAGTTTAGAGCTGTATCTGTAAGAGCTTTGCCTAGACCAGAACTTGTAGTAGTTACTGTGCCAATTAACTTATCTGACCAGGTAGAAAGACCTAATCGTAAAGCATTTAAAGTACAAAATTTAGGTGAAGTAATATATCAAACATTAAAAAATAAAGAGGGAGATTCTGTTACACTACAAATGTTTGAACCTAGCGAAATAATAAGAGGTGTGGTAGAATCTGTACAATACCCAATTTCTGAAAGGTCAGAGATAGGTTCAGTAACGCAGTTTTGTTTACTTAGAGTGCGTGGTGTGAGAGCAGAAGATGCTGCTACGATAGTAACAAGACTACTTGGTGTAGGACAATTAGGAGTAGCAGGATTAGGATAGTATGACCGCACAAAAAAGCATATTACAAAATGCTTATGAAACAACATTAGCTTTAGCCATTGGTGCAGATGCAACAGAAGTATCAGTACAAGTAAACGCAGCACCAGTAGGTTCACCTTCCGCATCCAATCCAATGTATCTTGTTATAGACCCTGATAGTGATAGCACTAGGGAATATATAAAGGTTACTAGCAGAAGTGGAGTATCTCTTACAGTAGTAAGAAATATTGATAGTGATAGTGGTGGATTAAACGCACACGCTGTAGGTGCTAAAGTCAGAATGGTTGCTATGAAGCAACACTTTGATGACTTAAATGACAGAGTAGATACAATAATGAACTCTGATGGTACTGCAGTAAACACATCAGGATTAGTTAAAGATGAAGATAACATGGCATCTGATAGTGCTACACATCTTGCTACACAACAATCTATAAAAGCGTATGTAGATAGTCAAATACAAACAGAAGAATCAATAGAAGATTTTGTTGGAGGTATGGTCACTGGTAATACAGAAACATTTATAGATGTAACATACGAAGATAGTGATGGAACAATGGATTTTGTTGTTCCTGTAAAAGATGAAGATAATATGGCTAGTAATAGTGACACGCATCTTGCTACACAACAATCAATTAAAAAATATGTAGATGACCAAATAACAGCAGAACATTTAGAAGTATCTGCTGATACTGGTAGCAATATTGAAATAGATTTAGATTCTGAAGCATTAGATATTGAAGGTAGTACAGGTATAGCCACAGCTACAGGTACTAATAAAATTACAGTAGCTATCGATAGTTCTGTTGCAACTCTTACAGGGACACAAGAATTAACAAATAAAACTATTAATTTAGAAAATAATCCAGTAATAGTAGAGTATGCAGTAACTGTTGTTAACCCAGGTTCTGGTAATAAATTTTATATAGATGGAGAAGCACAAGCTACAATATCTTTTAGACCAGGAGTTGTTCATAGATTTAATTTATCTCATAGCTCTACTTCTGGACATCCATTTGCTTTATCTATAACAAGTAATGGTTCACATGGTGGTGGTTCTGAATATACAACAGGCAAAACAAGTTCTGGTGTATCACAAGGGACTACTGGTTCTTATGTAGAGTACACAGTAGATGCTGCTACTCCAGATGTTCTTTATTATTATTGTACATCACACTCTGGTATGGGTGGAAAAATTACAGTATTTGGAACACCATTAGATGGTGGAAATGGTTTAACAATATCTGGTAATGATATAGCTGTAGATGCAACAGTTATTACTGGACAAACTAATGAAGCTTCTGCTGATAACAATGATGTAATACTTATATATGATGACACTGCTAGTGGTTTAAAGAAACAAACTAGAGCAGCTTTCTTATCTGGAACTGGTGTTGGAAACATGAACAGTTTTACTGTATCAGGAGATACTGGTTCAGACCAAACTATATCTGATGCAAACACATTAGAGATAGCAGGTGGTAATGGTATTGATACAGCAGCTAGTGCAACAGACACTGTAACAGTAACACTAAATACAGAAGCTGTACAAGACATAGTAGGTGCTATGTTTACTAGCAACACAGAAACTAGAATATCTGCTACTTATGAAGATTCAGATGGCACTATAGATTTAGTTGTAGATGACATGACAGCAGACACACAACTTACTACTGAACAAGTACAAGACATTGTCGGTGCTATGTTCACAGGTAATACAGAAACTAACATTACAGTTACCTATGAAGATAGTGATGGCACTATAGACTTAGTTGCTACAGGAAATACTACCGAACAGATACAAGATATTGTCGGTGCTATGTTTAGTAGCAATACCGAAACAGGTATAACAGCTACATATCAAGATGGAGATGGAACAATAGACTTAGTTGTTAGCGGTGTAGATGCTACACAAATAGTAGATGCAGATGGCGATACCAAGATACAGGTAGAAGAAGGTGCTGATGAAGATATTATTAGATTTGATACAGCAGGAACTGAAAGAGCAACTATGAGTACAACACTAGCTTTAACATCAGCAGGTGGTGCTTATGTTCATAGTCAAGAACAAACATCAAATTACACTATAGGTTCTACTGATGGTGCTGTATATGCAGGACCATTAACAATAAGTGGTATAGTAACAAATGCAGGTACAATGGTAATACTATGAGTGAAATACAAGTAAACACAATCAATGAATATACAGGTGCAAATGGTGTAACTATTGATGGTGTTTTAGTTAAAGATAGTGTAGCTCATAGTGGTTTAGTTAAGTTAGCAAGTGCTACTGCAAGTGGTAGTTCTGATTTAACATTTGATAACTTTGTGGACCACAGCACTTATGCTTACTATAAAATTGTGTATAACAATTTTAAAGCTGAAACTAATAATAAAGAATTTAGATTTATTTTTAGAACAGGTGGTGGAAGTGGAAGTGATTTAACAGGAAGTTACAGAAGATATAATATATATGCTGATGTTGCAAGTTCATCTGTTAGTGGTTTTACATCAGCAGAAACTGACCACACAACACTACATGTTTTAGGTAACTCAACAAGGGAAGAATATACTGCACATACTGATTTTTTTCCTGCTAATGGAACAAATGGTTTTACTTATGCAAAATCATTAGGAACTTATGGTGCAGGTGGCACAATATATGCAACTGAAACTACTAATTTAATTGATGTGGCAACTGCTGTAACAGGTATTAAATTTATAATGGAGAGTGGCAATATAACAAGTGGAAGCATTACAATTTATGGAGTGAAAAAGTAAATGGCACAATCAGTAGAGGAAATAAAAGCAGGATTACCACCAGTTGGTAATTCTATAGTTAATGGTGTAGAGGTAGAGCTTTCTGAAGAACAAAAAGAAGCTACATTAAATACTTGGGCAGAGAATGAAAGAGCTAGACAACTTGATGAAGAAGCTAATGGCTATAAGACTGCTAGACAATCTGCTTACCCTGCTCTTGCAGAACAATTCGATAAACTGTGGCACGATATAAATGATGGTAAGCTAGATAACACAGGTGCTTTTTACACAGCTTTAAAGACAGTAAAAGATGACAACCCTAAGCCAGGAGAATAAATGCCAGGTAGTATAAAAATAGATGATGGAAGTGGTAACTATACCATATTAACTAGCCCTACTTCATTGGGTTCA